GATATCACGCGTCAGGTTTGGCAGAACAGGCGAACTGGCCGAACCCGGGCAAACCGGCCGTAGTGACTCGCCTGTAGGGGCGGTAAAAACGCATGGCATTAGTAACCAAAGGCGACATCGTCAAATACATGGACATCACCTTGACTCCTTTGCAGGAGGACTCGGCTGATGTGATTTTGGCAGGCTTGCAATCCGAGTTGGAGACTTATCTGGGTCGTCCACTTGAGGTCAATACATACACCGACGAGGTGCATGTGATGGGATCCGATCATGTCGGGGTTCCCATGAATTCCTTTTTTTACAATCACGACTCCTCGGACTCATCGTCAGGTGCTTGGCCTACCATCTCGACTTTTACCGATCCTCCGGAAACGGTATATCTCAGGAACAGTCCGATTGTTACCGTAACGAGCGTAACGCGTAGGGGTGCATCGGCTTCCGCCACCACGGACACTCTGGTTGAATACACGAATTACATTGTGCGTCGATACGGGATCGATGTCTATGGGAGTCTTGCTAGCGACAAGATCACGGTCACTTACACGGCGGGTCTGGCTGGCGCGAATATCCCAATGTTCAAGTTGATGATTTTGCGTGCGGCGGCTCGGGAGATGCAGAACATGCACGATGACGTTGTCGGCATCAAGGACCTTGATCCTAGAGAAACCACTTTGGCGGAAATCGGTTTCATGGAAAAGGAACTGCTTGCCATCAAGAGGTATCGGCGCGTAAGGGTTTCGTAATGCGGATCGATATTGATGTCGAATATGATGACGACGAGGCACAGAACAAAATCGACGCGATACAGCGCCGGGGTAGGAACTTCAAACCTCCCTTAGAGGAAATTCGCGACGAGTTGCAGAAAGCCTGGACTGGCAACTATCTCGCCCACGGTCTTGCGGTAGGGGGTTGGAAGCCGTTGGATGCGGAATACGCGTCTTGGAAGGCTGTCCATTACCCGGGAGCACCGCCGCTCATTCAGACCGGGGAACTGTTCAAAGCCATCTCCACTCTGCGTGGGGTGGAGGTTGACATCGACCGCCATAAAGCCGAATTCAGTCTAAGCAACATTCGAGTAGCAAAGTTTCATCAGTACGGAACAGAACATATGGCCAAACGTGAAATCATCTTCGAGCCGGCAGGTGCGAACAAGCGCTGGGGCAGGATGATGCGGGAATATCTCAAAGACGGCGGAGACGGAGATTTGTTCTAATGGCACTCCCCACACACCGATTGATGCATGGTGCACATTTTGCGAAGCAGTATGTCACCGACTATCTGCTAGGGGATCTTTCCAAACGCATAATCGACTACAGGAACGGCTGGGGAGGACTCACAGACGCAGAACTTCCCATTCCTGTTAAATACCTCAGTCATGAACCTGTCGCGTTGGACAAGTGGCCCACTGTTATCACGGTTGCTCTTACGACAAATAACTTGGAGCGCATCGGTTACGGCGGCGGGAACACCTCCGCTTATGCTATGGACCCCGAATATCGGGTGTCATACAATCTGAGGACCTACATTTGGTGTCGGGCTAGCAACTCGGAAGCCGCAACACTCCAACGTGATCGTCTCACCACCGTTGTGCGCTCTGCCCTGCTGGATTATCCGAGCCTCAAGGCCACTGACCCTTCCCACTCTTTCCGGGCAGAGATTGATGAGTCGGGCATGAGGGAAGAATTTTCAGACCTCACCCCTCTCAAGGGCGAACGATTTTTGGCCGGTGCCTACTTGGGTTATGAACTTTCTCTCGACGAGGTCGTGATGCGTAAGGCCTATGCACTGGTTGACGATGATGGGATTTCCTTCGGGGTTAAGAATGTCGGTGTCGCCGAGGACATCGCACTCGCAACTACTCTGGCTCAAGGTGGTGCTTCCGAATGATGCCCATTGTCGAAACCGACTGCGTGTGCCAGGAATTGAACAGTGTTCTCGATCCGGATGCTTTTGATTATGACCGTGCCAACGCTGTGGTGATTCGTAACAACAGTGGATACATACTTACAACTTGTGCATTCGGACATAGGGCGCCTCTTTTTGCACTGGCGTTATGTTCTCCCGACTATCCAAAGGTTGCGGAAGCAATCGAACGTAACCATGTGGTGGTCAAGAGGAAGTATGATGCTCTCGGGCATCCTGTAAGCAACTGATAAGGTACAATCTCATCATGGCAGATAAAACTTTCAAGCATTCAGATCATGCGTCTCATACCAGGGATCCTGGTGGATTGACCTGGGTGCGTAACAATACCTTGAGTAATTTTACGGTTACCGACGAAGGTCACGTTCTGCCGGGCAAGACCTGTGGTGGACTGTCATCAGTAGATAAAACCACTCGAGGACTTGTCGACAACGGAACTCTTGTTCTTTGTTCAGCCCCTGCCACTGATAGAGGAAAGCCTCGTGAGAAAGAGGCAAAAAAGCCCGACGTGAAAAGTAGCGCCGGCGACACCCCAGAAGAGAAATCAAATTAAGTATGGACTTTCGAAGGATGACTCTTCGACGGCTTCATAGTGGTAATCTATTGGGTAGTAGTTGCGCGGAGATTTCATAGGGTCATCGCACGATAATAGACGAATACCAACGGGACGGTTCATATGCCTGGTGTAACGATTTCAACTGCAGTTCGAAGTGGTCCGATCGGGAATACTATTCGGCCCTCTTCACAGGCTTTCTTTTGTGGGCTTGCTGATCGGGGTCCGACAGACAAGGCCACCCTCTGTGGCAGCCTTGTGGACTTTGAGTCTGTCTACGGTCAGTACCAGTCCTATGCGTATCTTCACCCGACTGTGGAAACCTTCTTCGAAGAGGGCGGCACGCAGTGCTGGATCAGCCGTGTTGCAGGCCCGTCGGCCACTACGGGGTTCATAACCCTGAACGACGGATCCAACGACACGGTTACGTTCACTGCTAACGGTCCCGGTGCGTGGAGTGCCGGCCTGGCTGTTACCACTATTGCTGGCAGTATTGCCAACAGCAGGACCGTCACTCTTTCTCTCAGCGGCGCAACGCTCTTCGTTGCCACGGACACTACGGCCAGCGATCAGATCGTCAGCAAGTTTGCCAGTAGCGCTATCGCCTCCTACTACGTCACCGTGACTGACGAAGGCGGCGCACTGGTTGACATTTTCGCCGCCCAGAACCTATCCGCGGGCGACGACGATCGTTCCAACGTGACCTCTGCGCATTACGTCACCGGCTTGACGCTCTTCAACGACGCCTACGGGGTCGGTGCTGTGACGTGTCCGGAATCAGAGGTTCAGGCCGTATACGCGGGTCTGCTCGCTCACGCCAACTCTCACAACCGGGTCGCTATTATCCACACGGCAGCAGCACAGACTGCCGCTCAGGCCGAAACGGTGGGAATCACCATTCGCGGCAACGAGTCCAACACCGAACACGGTGCGCTCTACTGGCCCTGGATCAACGTTCCGACTTCTCTCGTCGGTGTTACTCGTGTGATTCCACCGGATGGGTATGTCGCCGCCGCTCGGGCACGCGCCCATAACGGCAAGGGCTCCCATCAGCCGGGCGCAGGAGTCATTTCTGTCTCCCGGTGGATTGTTTCACTTGAAAGCGAAGCCAACTCGGCGACCGGTAACGCATTGGATCACGACAACGTCAACGCCCTCCGGGTTATCGACGGAGCCATTCGGGTTTACGGTGCGCGCTCCCTGTCAAATGACACGAGCAACTTCCGGTACATCACGGCCCAGGACACAGTCAACGGAGTTGTGTATGAGGCTAACAAAACTCTCGAGGAGTTGGTCTTCAGCGTCATCGACGGTCGTGGAAACATCTTCGCCGCCGTCCAGGCGCGACTGATTGCCATTCTGGAGCCACGTCGCATCTCGGGGGCGTTGTACGAGGCCTTCGATCCAGTCGGCAAGCGAATCGACATGGGCTACACCGTCAGGTGCGATAAGAGTCTCAACCCTGCCACCCAGTTGGCAGACGGACTCGTCAAGGCAAAGATCGGCGTTCGAGTGTCTAGCGTTGGCGACCAGATCAATGTTGACATAGTCAAGAGCAATCTCACCACTTCAGTGGTGTAGACGGAGGTACTTTAAATGCCACACGGTGGACCACATAAACTTTCACAGCGTCAGATCGTTTGTTCGATCGTTCCCGAAGACGAGATGTCACCTTCATGGGGCGAGTTTCTATTCGCTCAGGTGTCTGGTGGTGAAATCACTGCAGCCGTAGAGAAGGTGTACGCCGGTGGGGATCAGTTCCCGACGGTGTTGTGTGCCCCCTACGAAATCGGTGACATTACCGTCACAGCCCACATGGACGACAAAGAAGAACAGAGCACGGAGCCTGGTCTTGGTGGTTCCGGTGTTGCCGTGAAGTTGGCAATTCTTAGGGAAAAAGTTGGACGGGCCTACTACACCCTCAATGTGTACCTAACGGACTGCGACATCACGATTACCGGAACTGACCGGATCTATGTCAACGCCCTACTGGTGGGTATCACGGAGCCAGAAGGTGATGCTTCTTCCGGAGCGCCAGCAACCTTCTCGCTAACCTTCGCCTGTCAGGGTGTTACTTCGGATCTGGCTTCACACTAAATCTTCCCGATTATCGGGAGTTGCTGTGATCAGGTTATCGGTGTGCTAGTTTTTCGCCTATGAGCACTGAACTATACACCGACGAATCCTCTGAAGAAAAGCCTGCGACGAAGAAGGCTGCCGTCGCTCCAAAGGTGCCTGACATCGAAGAGCCCAATATTCTTGAACGTCTCAGGGAAACCATTTCGAAGGAAGTCGAACGACCTGTCGTGTTGCTTGAGGTTCCTGAGCGCGAAGGGGTGATGCTTCGTATCAGCCCCAATATCAACCAGTCGAAGATGCGCAATTGGCGCAAGCAGGCTGGCGAGGAAACCAAGAACGGACTGGATCCTACAAAGTTCGCCTGTTACGTCGTTGGGCATACGACCGTTGGTGTTGAGATGCAGGGCGAAGAGGTCATGGACGAGGATGGTTATCCTATGAACTTTGCTTCTTCGGCGATTCTCAAGATGACCAGCGCCGGTCGTCCCGTACCTGACGCTGTTCGTAACTTCTTCGGGAATGACCCTCATGTGGAATCGGCGGCTCTGGCTGTGCTGGAGGCTGCAGGGTTCTCTGACGTTGTTGACACGGTGGACCCTATGAACGAATCTTCGCTCTCTTAGAGGAAGATTCGTATGTAAAGTCGGCAGCACGACTGTCGGAAGCGTTCTCTACAAGCCCTGTAGAACTCCTGAAATGTGACGACTTCGAATGGGCTATTCTGTTGGCCTGTGCTAAAGTTATACAGGATGACCGGGAGAGACATGAGCGGGAGAACAAGTAAAACTCCCTGTATCTAACCGGCTCTGAGTCCTTGCTGGAGCGCATATGGCCGATGTAAATCTTGTAATAAGAGCCCATCTGCGCGGTGAGCGAGAACTCAATAAGGCTGAGCGTAAACTACTCAGAATTGCTGTTGCGGCAAAAGCAGCCGACAACAACATGGCGAGTCTTGGTGCTTCTTCTAAGAAGTTCGCCAGGATCATGAACCAAACCACTGAGCGGTTTGAACGAATCATGACCGACTGGGACAAGTTGGTTAAGGGGTTCGGTACACTGATCGTTAAGACGCTCGGCATGGCGACCAAGTTCATGGTTGTTGAGTTCGCCGCCGTGGCAGCCTCAATGATTGTCGTCCACGGCTTATTCAAAATTGGCCGTTGGTTAATGAAGGGGTACCACGGCGCCATCAA